GTGAGCATAATCCGTATTGATGATGATATCATCACCAAAAACACGGATTTGCCTAGCCGCGCGCCTTACTCTCGCCATAGTAGGCTTTAATGCCCACTTGTCCAAAATCGCTGCAATGCAGACTATCGCAAAGCAGCTAGATTGGACTGGAAAGGTTAAGGCGTTCCCCATACCGGCAAATTTACTCAGAAGGTTAAAGGACATGACGTCCGATTCAATCTGAGTAGAACGACAATCCATCATATGGTCAAAGAATTGACCATGATGTCTAAAACAGGCCTCTACGAGTTTAACGCTCAAGAGATCTGAAGCAGACTTCAAATCGATGGTTGCCCAGTTGCCTTTACGGGAACCTTCCAATGCGAGTTTTTGATTCTCGCCTTGGTTGGTTAATGCTAGACAATTACTGAGAACTGTACAACGAGATATATAATCTCGAAGTACAATATTCAGGCCCTGTTGGATAAATTGTCCCAACATGGGCTCGACTGTAATTGTTCGCCTCGATGTCGAGTTCTTCGGCACCGTGACTAGCCTAGCAGTGCGACTAGAAGCCTGTGTTTGAGAACAAAAGAGTTGATCTCTCGACTCGCTAATAATGGATCTCTCACTCAATTCGGTGAGAGCCACTCCAAAATCGGCGTAGCCATAGGTATCAACGTCAAAATCGGTATTCTTGACCGACTTTGCCAAGGCATCCCACTTCTGGTTGCCTTTCAAGCCCTCATACACAGCACCGGGTCCATGTTTAAATTCGATACTCGCTGTTGGGACAGAACTAAGACCCATCAGCACGAATTTAGACACGATACCAATGAGATGTTCATGACGATCAGGTAAAATAACCTGACGCGCCACCTCATCACATCGGTAAAACTCTTCTACCGCTTTACGATGAAGCAAAGCTTCATCTTCTGACGGAAGTTGAGTTTTCTTAAAGAGCCAAAGTGCTTCTCTAATGCACTTTATGACGCCTTCATCAGCGTCCTCTTTAAGATCCCCGGAGAACGGTTCGAATACTTCACTGAGCATACCTGAGAGAAATCTCGGGATTGCTCCCCCTCTGATTCGTTTAAAACCAGGTGGGCAGGTGAACCGACCGAAGGCGATCCCTTGAACAAAGGAATCTCCAAGTGTCGGTAAGGCTTTGGTAAGGAAACCATAGCCCTCGTTTTCGAACCTTGACTCGATCGAAACAAGATCCCGATCGAGGCCTTTCACACCAGGACATAGCCTGCTGAAATCATTTAGCAGGCTCCGTAGGAGTTTGGCCGGACTTTTCATCAATACCTCCTTGAGGTGGTTGATTCCGAGTCTTAGCTACATCTCCTGGGACATATTGTCCCTTAACCGCAAGATCTATCGCGCGTGATCTCTCAGAATCGGCTGAGCAACCGGCCAGTAACATTGCAAGAATAGCAATAAAACTGGTTGCGATCGCGGCACGAATCCAAAAGGCCAAAGCCAGATCAGTGTAATAACCATCCCGGACATTCATCATGAATCTCCATCAAGATAGTTAAGACTGAAACTGGATCAGCCTGGCGGTTGTAACTTCACTATCATCACGGTAGTCAGTCAGGGCTTTCACCAATGCAATAATAGCCGCATCGGTGAACCCAAAACTCGCACGTTGGATAGTGAGCGAAGCGGATGAAGTCTTCCGCTTCGTCAAGCCGGAATAAGGGTCGACAGCATCGACATTCTGTACAATCTGTACATAATGCCGAGAACCGCCGTCCTTATTCTTAGTGTGGTTGGTAATGACAGAGTAGCCATTACCTCCCGTATCTACCCGCTCCGACCCGTATCCATCGGACTTGACAACAGCCAAGACCAATGAAGGCGTAGGCGAAGCGGCGGCAATAGTTACTGGATCTGCAAGCATAAGTCGTCTCCTTGTTGAAATGAATAGTCAAGAACGAGGGTTAAATCCCTTGCCCTTGGAATGTAGGCCACGCTGCGCAAGTAGCGCGCCTATTATTGACAGCTGATAATCCGACAAACTTGTCGGCTCAGCCGTTACGTTCACATCAAGGATCGTAGCAACATCCCTACGCGTTACACACGTGTAGTCGTAAACAGATGTATGCACATTACTCCTAATAACTTCGGAGTTCTGTGTCTGCATATTGTTTACATAATGTTGCGTAGTCGATCGTGATTTCGACTTGAAGTCTGTGATCAGTTTACCATGCGTTTCGCAGGTAATCAGACCCCAGTTGATCAATCCCGGATCCCTGTTAATTACCTCGATACATTCGATGTAATTTCCAAGGCCTGTGAAATAGTCAACTAGCCAGGACCACGGAACGAGATTATAAACGTCCGTAACCCTGGGCACGACTCCTAACCTGTCCAACCACTGGTCGTACAGGAAACGAACACCACATACCGGAGGGAAGTCAAAAGTTGCATTTATAACTAAACGCAACTCAGACGACCTCTGGATTCGTGAAGAGCTCGAAGAATCGAACTCCCACGGCGAGGTGTCGTAGTTGAAACCAGAGACGCCCGATTCGCCTGAAACGAAAGAACGTTTCACGCGAAAGGTTGTTGGTTTACCCGCGCGGGACAACAAGAAGTTAAACCTCTTGTTAATCTTCGCTGGGGCTTCCAACAAGTCTACTATGTCCTTGTAAAGCTGTTTCCATCCGAAGTGATACGATAAGTACTCACTAGGGACTTCCTTAGCAACCCCGCCGAGATCGAAGATTTTCTTTCTCAACGAAGGTGAGCTCTGGAGGGAAACGTAAAACTGACGCAACTTCTGCATTGTGTTTTGTAATTGCAAAACACTTTGTGGTAAGTCGCGCAGTTCAGCCAAGTTTCTGAACAAGGTGTAATCCCGTTTGTTTGGGGTATACTCCTTGAGCATAGCCAAAACGTGGGCTTGACTAAGCCCCACATTATAAGCTATCTCAGAGTTACGAAGGCTGTTACAAGTACTACTAGACAGCGTAGCTGCGGTAGGTCCGATCGTGCTGTACCTGTTGTCAGTTCCACCATCCTTGGCGTCGCCAGTACCACCGGCGATTTGACAAGGATCGGAACCAACTGGAGGAGCAGCATAAAACTCCGATCCGACCGAGTACAAATCTGACACAGTACGTGGAGGTGAGTTAAGATACCCTTTAAACAAAGTTAGGGTACCCTGACTTGATCCCATGAGCCGTGTCCGAGATGTAGTGTCCTTGAGGACGTCTGGTAATGGATCCTGATTACTCAGGCCAAAACCATAGGCGTCAGTAAAACCGGAATGGACAACATAAGGCGAGCGACATCCTCCAATGTTCATGTAGTTTACATGTTGATTGAAGGAGTCCACAACCCTTTTGTTTTCGATTCGCCGCCCCAGTAACAAAACTGAGGCAGTTTGTCGCCATTTAGTTCGGTTTTCCTCGGTTATCACTCCAGGTGCCACCTTAAACTTGCTCGTTGGGTCAATCGCTATTGCGAAGGACTTAATAAGCTCGTATGGGATGTACTTGTAGAGAAACCACTCAAGTCCCGTAGCTTGTTCTTTCAACCTTTGGAAACGATACTCATATAATTTATGAGGATCATAGCCCTCTGGAAGCCCGCGCGTATCTTTACGATCGGGCCCCAAAGGATCTATTATCGTAACCATGGTTGAACTCCTGTAGATGTGAAAGGCTCTAGGCCCCTTGAAGAAGGGCCTAAACAGTGCATCACGCACTGGCACACCCCGTGAGGGGTG